CCTGTACCAATGTATAAGCGATCACCGCCATTGGCAACAACAAGACCTTCGATCGCATCTTGTGATAGGTATGAATACGCTAACTCGCCTGTTGCAAGCGTACTTGGTGAGCCGCTTGTGCCCGAGTTTTTGATTTTAATAATCGTTGCCATGGTTTAGTACTTTCCTCCGATGATTTTTACTTTTGATCGAGGATGATCGATCGTAGCTGTTAGTTTGAATTTTGAAGTATCAGCATCATATATCATCATCGCACCGTCTTCTAATTCAGTGGAATCAACATCATTTAAATCTAATAAATTTAAAGATGTAATACCAAGAGCAAAAGTACGAACTGTGACTGGTGTGTCAAGTTTAATTCTTGATCTTAATGTTGTCATTTATACCTCTTATGCTGGTCGAGTTGCTCTAGGCGTTACTGTTACTTGTCCTTCAACAACACGAATTACCGTGCCTAAAATTGTGTGGACAATCTCAATATCATAAACATAACGACCATCACGCATAGCTGATGTTTGTGTGTTTGTCAATGTTAGCTTTACTTCGCCTCTATTGTCAGTCTTATCGCAACCGATTGCAGTTGCTGTAAGAGAAGTATATGTCTTTCTAATTTGCCCACGAACTGTATATGGAGCTAAATCCAACGCAGTACCAATGGAGTCTTCGATGTCCAACGTGGCCACGAAGTCTGATCCTTGGTCGATAACTAAGTTAACTAACTGAGACATTAATTCAAATCCAAAATATTGTTATTCTGGCTTTATTTATATGATTTACTGCTTACGCCGATTCGTCTGGAGGAATTAATTCTTCAATCCATGAAACCGTATTTTCATCCCATTTATACATGTAACCATCTTTATTTGGACATGGAATAGGAGGATCCCACTGACAAGTTTGTTCATTAAACACAAACGAATCAAAAATCTTTGGAGGAATAAATGCATCTCTATTTCTATCATAAAGATAGCCAATGGCTGCATAATTTTTTCTAAGAGGAGTTTTACCTAATATGTGTACTCCTCCGTATGTATTTCTAGAAGTCTGTATAAACATAGAAGCATCTGGCAAAGAATTAATAAACTCTTCTTCAGCCACTATAACATTTATTACAATATCATTTTCGTTTATTTGAGCGTATGTTGCCATATTAACTACTCGGAATTAAATAACGCACTACACAATATCCAGTATCTCCTGCTTGAGCTGCAAATGAAGTCGCTCCTCCAGATCCACCTTTACCTCCGCCACCGCGATTTGCTCCTTGACCTTGACCATTAGCACCTGTTGTACCAAATACTGTTCTACCTCCGCCTCCTCCGCCAGAATAATATTCTGCAGCACCATCGGCAGTTGGATCAAATGCACCGCCAGGTCCACCATTACCAGCATCTTTAGCTACACCGCTTTGACCACCGCCGCCATATCCACCGCCGCCTCCACCAGTAGATTGAACTTCGCCATTACCAGCAATAATACCATTACCTCCACCATTGCCTTGACCAGGAGTTCCTCCACCTCCGCCGCCGTTGCTTGAACCACCTCCACCTGATCCGCCAAAATAACCATTACGATCCGTGTCGCGAGAACCACCGCCACCGCCACCGTTAGCAGTTATAAATCCTTGGAATGTAGTATTACCACCACTTCCGCCGTGAACGCTTCCATTTGGTGCAGCGCTACCACCTCCACCAATTCCAATAAAATATGTTCCAGCTCCGACACTAATGTTGGTATATACGATACCGCCACCTCCACCTCCACCACCGCCATTACCTCCGCCACCGCCACCTCCTCCAACTGCAAATACAGTTAAACCAAGAGAACGATTACAAAGGAAATTTCCGGAAGAAGTAAATTTATGATAACGATAACCGCCTCTATCAAAAATAGCATTACCACCACGAGCGACGTCATCTAAAGATAATACAGGTGTTGTTGCAATAACTGGGCCTTCAACTGATTCAGTTCTAACAGCGATAGTAAATGATCTATTGCCATCGCCTTGTTTGCTAGTTTCTAATTTACGACTGGTTGTATCTTTGCCATTGATGATAGAAAGCGGACCATTCAAAATACGATTATCAAAGTCATCTGTACGAATAGTACCTGAAACAGTATTAATAGTCCAATACAATTTGGTTCCATCTGGCAAAGTTGGAGCATTAATCGTAACAGTAATTGTATCGCCTTCTAAGAAAGAAGTTGCATTAACAGTAGCATTTCTTCCGAAATACCATTCTCCACGCTCGATAAAACTACCAACTTGTTTTAAATGCCATATTCCATTAGCACTAAAAACGTTTGGATAATTTTTTTTTCCGAATATTCCACCGTTATACATTATGAAACACCATTATAAACTCTAATATTTCTAAAATATCCAGCACCGCCTAATCCAAAAAATGTAATAAATGCACCAGATAAAAGAATTGGTTGACGATCATACTTATTATTAGCAGACCAATCAATACGCATAGCGTTATTAACTTCTAGCCGAACAGGTACCCAAGAATTTGCCGGTAATTGTACACCAGTAATTGGAGGGTCACCCCTAACAGTCCACGAAGTTTGGAACATCATACCACTGTAATTACTACCACCACGAGCATCTAATTTTAATAAAGGCCCTCGACCATCACCAGTACTTCCGATTAATACACCACACACTCCGCCACTAATATAAACTTCAAATGTCATAGTTTTAAATAATACACTTGTAAATGGAGATACCATATTTCTATATGCATAGCTATTACCTGGAACATATATTGCGCTACTACTTGTCGTAGCACCGCTAACAGTAAATCCATTCAAATTTCCATCATAATTCGTGTATAGTGATTGAGTAGCCCAACTATAATCAGTGACTTCAGTGTGATGTTGATTTAAATTCCAAATGCCACTTCCAACATCTGGACTATTCACCCTATCATAGCCTATATAACCAGCTTTATGTTTACTACGTAAAGGCATTAACTAATGCTCTCGTATCCACATACAGCATGTAAATAACTATTAGTTGATCCAACAACACGTAAACTATCGCCTTCTTCTAAATAAATTCCACTATCCTTTGATACTACAACAAGCGTGGAATTTGCTGGAACGAATACAGTATGCGCAAGTTTATATTCTGAAGAGCTTCTAAAAATACTAACAGTGACAGATGCAGCAGCCGTTCCATTAACGTTAGCAATAGTTAAACTGTTTATTTTTAACACTTTATTACTAGCTGCAGCATTTGTAATAAGATCTTGTGCTGATGTAGTAACAAACATTACCGCTGTTTTACCAGTAATGTTTGTTACGTTAACGATATTTGGCGCTGCCATATTTTCTCCGATTATTTCGTGATATATGTTCTATTTAACATTGTGTGATTATGATCAGTTGGACCCCAATCACCATCTGGGTGAAATGCAATAACAGTCATTTCATCTTGTGTTGTCATAAAACGATGTTGTTCTCTTTCTTCAATACAAAACATAATACCTGGTTTTAATTCAATTAGTTCTTCTTCATATGCTCTTTTAATACAAGCATAACCTTTGCCTTTTACCACTACACCAAGTCTAATACTTGGATGAATATGATAAGTCTGTTTAATGGCAACTGGAAATTGTAATAAGTTTAATGAAGGATCTCCCATTCGAGGAGGATACACCAATAAACTGTCCGAACAAGAGTCAATATAAACTAAGCGGCCACTTTTTTCAATTGGTCCACCAATAGTATTTTGCCCTTTGAACCCAAGACGTGCGAATATGTAAACTTCTCCAGTAGTTCTAATAGAATCACCTTGTCCAGTCCAATAACAGAAATATTGTCCTTCTACAGCTACGCTTCCATTTGGAAATGTTACTTCGCCAGACATGATATAACCATATAAAGTAGAATATGGTTTAGAATGATATAATGCGTTTACTATTTTTTCAGCAAAACAAGGGTACATTGTATCTAACGCATCGATCTTATTTTCAATAATCATTACATCATCTCCGAAAAAGTATTTGTTTCATTCCAGTATTGGCTATCGGGATAACCATTCGTAAATGTCATATCATCATTTAATAACATAACAATTTCTTTTTGTTTAACTATATTTGTTAAACTACCAATCTTAGGTTTTTTATAATAAGATTGATCGCCATTAAAATCTAAAATATAATCTTTTGCAATATATTTTACATTGTCTAAAGATTCTCTTACTAAATTATCTGGATTATTTAATGACCACAGTTGGAAATCTTCTGGACAGAAAAACGTAGTATAGTTATCTTCTAATTTAATGTTGCTTCGATTTTTTGCATATGGCAATATGCGCACATAAACTGACTGCCATTTATTTGTAAAATTAATCCACCAAAAAAACTTATATACATTATCAATAGGAATAGGAGCAGCATTACAAAGATGCTTAAACATTTGCCAATAATACGGCGCATATTTTTTATATTCATCTTGCAATTTCATAGTCATCCAATCAATGATATCTCCAGAAGCTTGTTCTAATGGAGTAAACAAATAATCAAATGAACGATATGCAATAAATTTAGCTACTACTTGAGAACCAAATAACTGATCTGCATTTTCACCAGAAATTACAATATAGTCATCGTTTCCTAAAAAATATGGAAATCTATAACTTGAAATGCATTCAAACTTTTTAATAATATAATCGTTATAAAAATTAGGATTTTCTAATATGCTATGATCAGTTAATAAAACAACAACGTGATTTCTTAAATCTTGCTCAGAGCAATTTTTTAATAATGCACATATAATAACAGTGGAATCAATCCCTCCGCTATACATTACAGCAATCTTACGATTATCTCGTTTAGCTTTATCCATCAATTCAATGGCTCTATCATCACAAATATCACTAAATGATTTAGTGAATGTTCTCATTTCAGGCATTTGAAGATGTGGTAATAAAGTGGTTTTTAGTGGAATACTAAATGTGTTAGTTCTATCAATAGAGGTAATGTTGCTAGAAAACAATTGGAAATAACCACCAAACGCATGACCGCCTGGAATTTGATTGCGCTTATCGTGATATGCTTCGTTTACGAAGATATCGTAACTATTATAAAATATAGTGCTCATAGTGAATCGCCGTACTTTGTGCTTTCAGCTTTAAATTGTTCTAAAATAATACCTAAATCTTCAAGAGTAGTTTGTTGTTTAACAAATGAAGTATATTTTAATCTAAGTGTTTCATTTTCTGCTAAAAACGATGCACGCGTTTCATATTTGAATTTAATACGTTTAGAAGCTTCTACAATATCCATACCAACTAAGTCAGCATAACCAGTTACAAATGGATATTTACAAATAGGATCTTCAGTAATTCCTTTTTCAAGGATTTCTTTTGCTTCTAAATATTTTGCAAAATAAATGTGGTTTTGACCTTGAGCAGCTTTAATTTCTCTACGTCTATTCATATCTAAACGACGATGAATAACATCTAATACTGCAGCTTTTTGAGAGATCAGAATAAAATCATATAGTTGCTCTAATGATTCGATATTAGGAGAATCTTGCCAAGCTTTACCATCTTCTGTAACACGAATTCTCCAACACTTATTCTTTTGGAAATATAAGTTTGGACGTTCTTCCATTCCCACTAACTGAAATGTAAAAATATTAGATTTATCAAATTCAGCTAAAGCTTTTACACTTGCAGAATAGTTTGCAACAGCCAATAATCTACCAGCTGATATCAAAATATTAGTATTAGTGTTTTTGAATGACATGTCTACTACACGATCTTCTGGTCTTGGCATAATTGGCACAAGACTATCGTAGTAGTCATTAATTTCTTGATCTGTTAGCATTAGAATATCGGAGGCCTTATATCTCTGATGATATAATCATCAATTCTGGTTTTAATATCTTCTATGATTGCATCATGACGATCTAAATTCTCAATCACTGAAGCTTCTAATATAGTTACAATTTTAACAAACTTTTCAGAATTAGCTTTATTAGTAAGTAAACATACAATTGAAACTCCATCTACACCAACTAAATCTCTAAATCTTTGTTTTAAGACTTGATGATATCTAACTTGAGCAACGTGCTCAGTTTGTCTAAGACGATTTACTAACGTTAATAAATTAGATGTTTCCATAATTATTCGCTATCTGGTAGTTTTGGAAGAACATCGTTTTCAATATATTCGTCGATCTTTAATTTCATGCTTTGCAGACAATTCTGATATTGCATAGGATCATCCCACACTTCTTTAGATAAGATATCTTCAAACTTCAAATACTTGTCTTCGCCTGACTTCACCTGGACTAAACATGCAATGTATAATCCATCTTCCCCTACAATATTTTTATAATGTTGTCTTAAAATTTTATTGCAGCGCACTTGTGCTACATAAGGAATAGTTTTATATAAGCGAATTAGTTCTGGTAAATTTTGACTTTCTATATCAATTAATATCATTACTCTTGTACCCTTGCTTGTGTATAAACTTCTACATTATCTAGTACTGTTTTTTCACTTACTGCAACAATAGGGATAATTCTTTTAGAAGTTTCTTCTTTATGACTTAATATTGTGCCCCAAATATCTTTTCTCTCTGAAGGCAATTCATTACTATTTATGTACAATGGAATATAGCCTGATGTCATCTTTTCAAATGCTAATGCAAAAAGTGCAATATTATCGGAGTATGCATTATCACACGTTGTTTTCCAAAATTTGCCATCTAAAAACATACATGAACCTTTACACATATGTAAAACAGGACATTTTGAACATTCTTCTCTATTAGCCCAATGAGTAGCAGATTTTAATTCGACATTATCATAATCATCTAAGTTACCACCCAAATGAGATTCACCATTCATGGCAGTTTCAACAGCAGATACATTTTGGCATGTTAAAACATTACCTTTCATATCAATCGCTAAAACATGTTGATCGTCCATACCACACTTTTGACCAAGACCAGAAGCAGGTTGTTGATTCATAACAGAATTAGTAAATCCATCTATTTTTTGAAGAATAGTTCCAAATCCAATATAACCATTATTTGATCTAATATCATTAAATGAATTTCTTCTAAACTCAAAATGTTCTTGTTTAGTAGATAAAGAATTATTCATGCCATCTAAATCATATGCATCAACTAAAGCTCCTTCTCCTAATGGAACTTGAGGATCTCCAGTAAAATTAATAAACCAATCGTGGATAGCTTTACGATCTTTATTTTTAGAATTTAACATAGAATTAAAACTAATTCTACCTTGTGGTTTCATTATCTTATAAAATTCTAATACGATCTTCTTTGCTTCTTCGTCTTCGAATGGATCAGGTCCTCTAACACTTTGTCCAGGTCCATCATGACTAATAGAAACGTAAAATCCCATATAATACAACCACGCACAAATATCGCGCGTTAAAATAGAACCGTTTGTGATTACAGAAAATTTAGGTCTATTTTTCCAATGAGAAAACTTTTCCATAATAGCTTCTGCAAGAGGCTTCATAGTTTTCCAATAAACGAAAGGTTCTCCTCCCCAAAATTCTACTGATAATCCTTGTTGCTCAGTAAACTCTAACACTTCCAACTTTTTCATAAAGTCTTCAATGTCTTTTTTATTTGTTTCTGGTGGACGACCTACAAATTTTTGAGAACAATAGTCGCATGAATAATTACACGAAAGACCCATTTGGATCTTTAGCTTTGTAATATTTTTGGATTTCTTTAATGGGGATTTTTTAGAAAATGGTGTAGATATATGATCGTGTGTTTTTTTATTTTCTACACTAAATATAAAACCATCTTCAGAAGATAAAACATTTTTTACATTATCATAAAAAAATGTTTTTCTGTCTTTTTCACTGCGCTCTGCTAAAATTTCAAATATCATAATATCGCCTTAAATAACTATTTATCCACCACCACCATCAGCACATGCACACGCACATGCACAAGCACATGCACAATTATAGCTGATTTCAGTTTGATTACAATTATATGTACAAGCACAATTACAATTTGGTTGTAACCAAGCTTGTGTATCACAATTCGTACAATTCACTGCACTAGTAATAGCACAATTCGTGCATTGAATATTTCCGCAATTACAGTTTGCAATACAATTGCCGTTAGCGCAATTGCCTTCTGAATTTTTTTGGAAATACGCAAATCCATAGACGTCATCAATTTCGTTCGTTGGAAGTCTATTTGCAGGTTTTACGATTGATTTAACCCACGATAGGGAAGGTGAAAATGAGGTTGGTTGCCCAGCCTCATTTGCGATATCTCTAAGAGTAATTAATCCAGTTGTTTGTAAAGTCATAATTTAGCTTCAATAGCTTTTACTCTATCTGTCAATTCATTAATAGCTTGTAGAAGAAGACCTCCCATATTTCCATATGAAACTGAGAGCATTCCATTTTCGCCAACGCGAATTAATTCTGGAATTTTATTTTGCACTTCTTGTGCTACAACACCAACACTACGTTCATTAGTATCTATAGATGTGTAATAGATGCCTCTTAATTGATTAACAATATCTAAAGCACCTTTGATAGTTTCAATGTCTTTCTTAAGACGTATATCTGAATAACCACCAACGTTACCAACCATAACCAAATTACCACCGGGTTGAATCTCTCCACTTTTTACACCGTTATTTGTAAAAAATATAGAACCATCCCCACCCCAATAAATTCCAGTATCTTGTGCTCCATCAGATGAAAATCCAAGACTTGGGGCAGTAGCAGAACCATTACCGAGATATACTCTACTTCCAACTGTTAGATTGGCAATAGTAATATCTGTTGAGCTATTAATCTTATTACCATTAATAGATGTAAGCCAACTTGGATTATCATATCCTGCTTCTTCACTTACTGGTGTAAAACCTAATGCTGTAGTAACGTCTGTATCTTCTAAATCAAAACCTTCATAAATTCTACCATCACCATCTACTGTAACCTTTGTATAAGTTCCAGGTTCTACTCCGGTAGGATTAAGTTGTAATTGTCCCGTTGCATTTGAAGATCCATCAAATACTACATCCCATGTTGCATCTCCAGTGATAGAAATAATACGACCATTACGAAGTTTTGTAGCTGTATTTGCATTACCATTTAAGTTTCCAGTAACGTCAGCAATTAAATCACCAGCTAATGTTAAATTTCCATCTAAATCTAAGATTAACTCAGCTGAATCGCCTTGATCGACGTTAATTTGAAATGTATTACCAAAAGTCGTGATAGTACCATCAACTAGCGCGTTACTACGCACTTCGTTAATTGCTGCAACTAAATTTGTTGAAGTTGTTTGAAGAGAATCTGCATCACCAATGGTAGAACCAAGTTGATTAGTCTTAACTCTCCATTGTTCGAATGTATCTTCTAAACTTACGTTTATGACAGACATTTACTTCTCTCTTATTTTTGGACATGTGCTAATATCTGACTTAGCATTTGCTTAATGTCTTGAACTTCCTCTTTAAGCTCTTTAATGTCCTGTGTGTTTTGTTCAGTTTCTTCTCTGGATTTAAGCAATGCCTTACGATGCTTTAAATATGCATTTCTAGAGCTATCATCTGTATTTACAATGGCACCAGAATGTAGGTCTCGGTAGAGACCTACTTCATTTTCAACTTTAACAGCTTTATGCACAAGCAATTACTCGTAATTCTTTTACGCGTGGTACTTGTGCGCTATTACCAGATTTGAACACTAATTTAACAACAACACCATCAAATTCTGCAAGATCTGTCAAATCGTATTGTACATCTACAAATTCATCTGGATTAGAAGTTTTCTTAACATTTTTTGTAGGCGTTGTAGCACGAACAAATGAATGTTGAGAGATATCTCCGTTTGTACCAGTTGGAATTAGTTTATACCAAACTTCAACATCTGAATCAGTTACTGCAGGAATATTAGCTGAGAACATAACTTTCAAGAATGTTGAAGGTTGTTCTAAGTTAATTAAACGAGTTAAGTACTTAGATGTTGCAGTGCCGCCAATTGGTACACTTTCATCAATGAAATTATCTTTCAATGTGATAGTAGTATTAGCTGGAGATTCAGTTTCAAATGCATCGTAATTTGTCGTGATAGATGAACCATCAGCAGCAACAGCAGTTACTAATACTGGAAGTGTTGTATTGTTATTTGTTGTGCCGCTAACAGATACATACTTGCCAACTGTGATAGAACGAACAGCAGCTCTTGCAGTACTTGGAACATAAATTGTTCCTGGATTATTTTCATCAAATGTGAAACCTGAAATAGCATCTGCGATAATTATATCGTCTAAGCCATCAACGTTTTTAGTAACATACGTAAAGTTATCAACTCTATTTTTAATCGTTGCAACAGATAAGCGTGAAGTATCAATGATTGGAGATAATGCAGAATTATCTGTATTCAATCTTGCAACAACCTTTAACGATTTTGAACCATCTAAAGAAGTAGCAGTTGCTTCGTTAATTGCAGAAACTACTTGTTGTGATGAAGTAAAATATACGGTTTCATTAGGAATTACACTAACCGGTTCTGTTGCAAAATTATATGCTGTATCAGTAGTCAACATTTCATATGACAATGTTGTGTCAGAGAATGTTTGTGATTGAGTAATTAGTTGAGCTGCGTCCATTGGAACGTTTTCAGAAACAACGATATCAGTACCACCAACAAATCCTGTAGCATCAGCATCTGTACCAGTATCGATAACATATGAATCTGATTCTGGATTACTAATGATAAATTCACCATTTAAACCAGAAGAAGAAGTTGTAATAATACCGTTATAGTCTCCATCAGCAACGTTAGAAATAATTACAGTTGAACCAGATGGCATACCATGATTACGATGTGATACACGTACTTTAGATGAATCTAGCGTTGTCTTAAATGGATTTGCATCTAAAACAGCAGGAGGAAGAATATCATTAGTAAATGTTGCAATACCTTCTGTGTTTGTATTAAACTCGGCACGATATACTGTGAACTTCAAATCTTGTTCTTGATTAGCAGTCCATGTAGAAGCGTTTTGTGATTTAAACAATACACCTGCATATGGTTGCTCAGAAATGAAACGTTCTGTTCCAATATTCTTTTCGCCAAGTTGTGAAATCCAAACACGATAATTATTTGAATCAGATAAAAGAACGATACAGTATTCAGTCTCGTCTTGAACATAAACTGGAGATTCAAATGTGAATGTAGTTGGTACAGTAGCATCGTTAGATGTTTGAATTTGATCTGGGTTTAATGTAATCTTAGAGAAAGGTAAAATACCTGGACCTGGATAACCGTTTACAGACTCACGAATTTGTAAGTTAACAGGAATGTTTGCATCTTTAGTAGAGAAGAAAATATCAACTTTAGTTAAGAATGCACCGCCCTTAGAACCAATCATAATAGTTTGGGCAAGTGGGTCGTACCAACCAGTATCACGAACAATACGTTCTGGAGAGAAGATCTCTTGTGTACGTTGTTCTGATGCAGGACGTGTAACAATTTCAGCATTACGTACAGCATTAACTGAACGTTGTTTAGTTTCTAGTGTACCTTGTGCACGATATGTGCCACGACCTTGTGTTGTAAAGTCTTGACCACCAGTTGTACTATCACTCAATTTAAATTCACGAATACCTGTGCGGAAACGCATGCTGTCAGTATTTGGAATTGAGAAAATACCAGCTAAGTTACCGTTAAAGTTAGTTACTAAATTTGCGCCTTGTATAGCAGTAGCAATAGCTCCTGAACCTTGGATAATATATTCTGCTCCTGAAATAGAACCCTTAATAATATCTCCGCCTTGGAATGTGCCAGTTACGTTTAGAACATAAACACCTTCTGCACCAGTATCAGTAGTTTTTTCTTTTAATACTGCAACGCCACGAGCTGGAGATGTTACTTGTGAATTGTACGTTGTACCTCCACGTGTTTTAACGTAAATTACATCACCCTTATTGAATGATACTTCTGGTTTACCGCCAACTTGACGACCAATATCATTAGCAGCTGCACCAGCATTAGTTTCTGTGTCAAACTCTAAAGAACCATTTTGTGTAATTGGAAGACGAGTTGCAGGAGTTACATATGCTTGAATTGATGCATCATCAAAGAATGGATTTAATTTTGTATTTGGTTTTAAACCTCGACATACAAATAATAATTCACGAGCACGAATATATGGAATAACAGCAGTTTGAAGTACTTTGTCATCGATTACTTCATAATCAACTTTAGGTACAACAGATGTTGTAATACCTGAACGAGATTGACCAACAGTAGTAGCTTGTGTTTGGAATGTCAATACACGAGCACCTGCTGCACCATTACCAAATGATGTTGCGTCACCACCAATTGCACGAAGTTCAGCAGCAGTAAATGTACGACGATCCATCCAACGACCAGCGCCAAGACCAAAGTTTGTGCTATCAAATCCACGTGTAACAACTAAACGATCAATGTTACGTGTTTGACCTGTCCAAGTTGTTTGCCATGCATTCCATACTGTACCAAGAACGCCTTGGTTTTCAAGTTGTGTTTGTACAGCTGAGAAGTTACCTTCTACGTTTGTGATAATATCTGGACGACGATCTGTTTCAAACCAATCATCAGATGGTGGATTTAATGACATTTGACCCAAGAATGTAAACACAGCAAATGGGTTAACGTTCTCAGTACGCGAAGCAAATGGTTGAGAAATAAACTTAAGATGGCTATATGGTAATGAAATAATATCACCAGTTAATTGATAACCGTCTGCTACTCTATCTCCAGGAATTTGATTTTCTTCTACAAGATTTACGTTATCCATTGTATAAAATGGACGTAATTCTTGTGCAGTCATATCAATAGAACAACGATAATCAGTAGATGCTACGTCACCTAAGTCTTGACCTTTAAAGTTATCAACAATAAATCCATTTTTGAAACGCTCTAAGCCAACTTCATCTTTGATTGTAAGAGATTTTGTTTCGTTTTCTAACAATGAAAGAGCAGTGTAATATTCTAAGTTTTCAATACGCTTGTCTAACTTACCAATATCACGCATTGTGTAACGCTTAGTGTCAATAGTTTCAATCGTAACAGAACCATCGCTTGGAAACGCTGTGTATGGAGATACGTTTAATTTAGCAAGCATCATTCCAAGCACAGGATCTTTTGGTTCTTGCGGTGCAGTGCTTGCTACGCCTGAAACAGTAAAGAATCTACCTTCGATATCAAGCGCCAACTTATCGCGACGAGCTAGATAATGTGAATAACTTGCAATTGTTTCGAATCCAAGTTTTGGCAATTCTGAAGGAGATGCACCTGTGCTGCTATAACCTGTACCAGCATCATTGATACGTGGACGGAAATCCATTACGTCGGCAAGAGCAATCATGCCACCAGGAGGTGTGAAATATGGAATATTTTCAAATGGAATATCTGAGTATGAGTCTACTGTGAAGTAGTCACCAGCAGTACCAGTTGTGTGGTCAAAATAATCAAAGATTACACGAACAGCACCTTTTGGAACTGGATATCCAGGTTTACGTGTGATTGTAGCCACATCATAGTGTGTTTCACGTTGACCATTGTCAAATGTATACCAATCTGTGATATCAGTTGTTTCAGCTGGATCAGAAGACGCAGTGAATCCGCTATTTTTCATACGAATAGCAATGATGCGATATCCGTCAGCTTTAGCAAGAGATAATGTTAATGGTTGAACTGCACCAATAGATGTAAAATCTTTAACTGCATTGCTAATAAGTGTTTTCTTCTTTTCTTGAGCAATTGTACCAGCCTTACGAACTGGAGCAAATACTGTATATGAAGATGATTGTGCTAATCCTGTAATTTGTGCATCAGCACCATTATTGATTAAATTAATAGCAGTAGGATTAACTGGTCTGCCAGTAGAACGATTGATTACAACGAATTCATTCTTATTAGCAGCTGGATTAAATTCAGTACCAAGAGTCGTTGAACCTGATGCTGCTCCAACAGAGATAGTCAATGATGTTTGACCTGAAGAAGTAGAACCAGTAAACTTTTGTGTGGTTGTATATGACGTTGCAAATGTTGCATCATTATCACCGCCACGAACTTTACGAATAAATGATTGCGCAAGCGGGAAAATCAATCCAGTAAAACTTGGATCTTGGATTTGTGTCATTACACGCTGGAATGTTTTACCAGTAACAGTGCCACTAAATGCAGTTGCAATAGCAAGAGTTGTATTATTAGTAATAGAAGTAATTCTGCGAGTTTCTAATGCTCCAGCAGAATCTTCTACACGAATATAATCACCAACTTTTAATTCTGTTGTAAATTTTGAACCAACACCAGTTACTGTTGTAGATGAAGCGCCAATTGTACCGCTTAATGTAACATAAATTTGAGAAACATCAGCAACAAAATTGCTTAGTGTTGTACCTGAATCATAATATAGTTGTTTAACATCACGCTCAAATGTATATCCTTCTTCTATTTGAAGATCGAACAAATACGCTCTATAAACAGCAGAAGCTCCTGGAGTACCTGAATCATATTCAAATGCACGTAAACGTGCTGTACCGATAGCATTACCAGCACCAGAAGCTTGAGAATTTGTAGATGGAGTTAATTGATCATATAATGTAACAGTTGGATATGTTGTACAATCTGGTACACCATATACGTTTGAAACATAAATGAAATTGCCGTATTTAATATCAATAGAGTCACCATCAATACGTACATATTCGCGCGACTTAGGAACTTCTAAAAATTCAGTTGCAATTTTTTCAATTTCATAACCTTGAACATAGCCTTTACCAGGTTCAACAGCAACTGCGAATGAAGATTCTGAACCACCATTTTCTGGTGCTTTATATCCACGATTAAACGAAGGACGAGGAGTATAGTTCCAATCCATATTACTATCTGAATAGATTTGATATGGATTAGTTTCAGAAAATGTAGTATCTGGTTCAATTGTACCAGATGTAGCTGTTTCCATAGCAGTGAAATAATTATCACCACTCTTTACAACATCGCCTAAACGATATTCTGTAAATGCTTGCCATGGACCACGATCATTATTACGATGCTCGCGAATAGCTAATTTAAAAGGACGAACTGTATAATTACCAGATTCATCATATGTACGACGCGCTAGTGTTTTAGCTAGTTCAGAATATGTAGATGTTTCTACTTTACTCTTTAGTTCTCCATCTTCAATGCGTAGTAATTCAATAAAGTTTTCGTCTAATTCAGATTCTAAAGTTAATTTAGCGAAAGTTAACAATAATTGATAACGATGTGCACCTGGAGCATTTTCATTTGGTGAACCATTGGCATTATCATTTAATGTAGCATCAGAATTAGATGTTACAATGTTTTCTGTTGCCAATAGACCAACACGATATGTCGGCGTATTGCTATATTTTGCAAGAATGATTGTTGCAGATTCAACTTGAACAAATTGGCTTTTAATAAAGTAAATGCCAGATTGTATAGAAGCAATAGAACCTAAACCAACAGGAGTATTAGCTACAGGGAGAATTTGAAGAGTATATTCTTCACCATCGATAACCGTTGTTAATAATTCTTCTGCAGAAAATGTTTTTGTTTCTTCGTCATCAGAAGAGGAAACATATCTAACAAATAATGTAATTGGATCTGTATCTTCTTCAGTTGCATATGTAAGAACTTGAGCTTGTACACCACTAGCTCCAGTAATAGTTTTTCCTACTAAATCAGAAAGAATAGTGTCAATTTCTACACCATTCGTTTCAGATTCAATTTTTAAATATACAATTTTTGTGTCAATCGCAGTTTGACCTGGAATGACCATCGAACCTTCTTTAAATAGGTGTAAACCTAAACGTTCGATTTGCGTTTGTAGATAAGTTTGTAATTGATTTAACTCTCGTACTTGCAACGAAACTCCTGGACGAAACAACATACGAAGATACTTCTTCGTTTCATCGTAATCGTCATGATAAGGAGCTTGGGAAAAAATCTTCAGTGACATGTTTTTGCCTTTGTGTTATAGCTCTAAAACTAATTTAATATCTTCTGTTTGGTTTTCATTACGAGTAACAGGAGAAATGTTTTCAATATACAATACTTGACCACTATTTAAATCAATCTCTGGTTCTGTAATAGTATCTAATGTTGCGCTTACTGAATCAACTTCAATTGATTCTGCAACATCAAATGTCGTAAATCCTGTGCCAATATTTTGGTGTACTAAAAGAAATCCAGTACCAACTGAATCGATAATAGCTTCTGCACCAGAAGTTGCACCTATTACTGTATCGCCTACCGCAAATTCTCCACCAATAAGATCTGAGAATTCTAATTTAGTGCATGCCAAATATGTAGTGGATTCACCAATTTCATCAGTAATAGTATCTATAGGGTTACGTAAAATACCAATTTGACGGAATCCATTGTCAACAATAAAGTCACCGGTACCTTCATCACCAGAAAGTGTTGAAGTAATCATTGAGTAATATCCGCCAAGTTCTTGAATTGGATCTGAACCATGACCACCATTTGGTGTAATGATTGGACGAGCAACAGCAGCAGATGTTGGACCACCGCCAGTGAATACAACTTTTGCTTGTGAATAATCTTGGCCAACGTTTGCAGCTTTTACTAAAATCTGTGTAATAACTCCGCCGCTTAATGTAATATCGTCTGCTTGTACAATACAACCTGTACCATTACCTTCAATAGTTACTGTAGGTTTTGATTGATATCCTGTACCACCATTAGTAACTTTGATTCTCCAAATAGCTCCAGAAATAGCAGCTTGTTGTACATCCCATTGATACGTTAAATCGTCAGTAGCTAAAGTTTTTACTGGAATAAATTGAGAAGTTGTAAATGTACCAATCGCTGAACCTGTCAATGTGAACATATATTTCCATTGATATCCGTCAGATAAAACTTCACCGATTGTCAAATCAGTACCTGTAGGTTTAACAACAGATGCACCAGAACCTGCTTTAATGCATTTATATACGCTTAGATCATCTTCTGTGTAAACATAAAAACGCTTAGTAGTTAATGCATCATCTTGATCATCGAATTCGGAATATGTTTGACCTGAAGTCCAATTATAACGTGGAATCACGTGACTAATTTTTGGTGCAGTAATAAGCTTAAGAGAAAGCATATTATAGCGAGCGTCAATTTCTTGTTGAACGCTATCTTCTGGTAATGGAGGATTATCATCGTCAGACCAAGCTTCAGTGCGACCAATGAAAAGATAATACTTGTCATCCGTTTGTGAACCATTTCCGCCCATAGCGTTAATTAAATTCACAGCAGTTTGATAACGAAATTTTGTAGTGATGATTGCTGACATTCTATGTCCTTATTATGTACTTTAACTATTTATATGCTCAGGATACTGTTATTTCAGAACCTGGTAATACGTTGAATCCATTACCATCTTTAGCATCTCTCAATGTGAATTGCATATATGCATTGATTGGCTGATCGATGATAAACTTAATTTTATCTAATAAACTAAAAGCTGGACCAAATTTTGCTCCAATTGAAAAATAAGTTGTTTCTAAAAACGAATCTATTTCTACAACAGTCGTGGTTGCTTTAACAACCGCTAATCTAATTGGAATAACATTGTCATATGATGTAAATGAACTTCCAGGTTGAAGTTTAGGAGATTTTAATCTTTTAACTTCTGCTTCGCTTACAACAGCTACTCTACCAAATAATGCAAATCCTGAAGGATGTAACATCTTTCTAACAGCAGCTTGCCATTGTTCATATGGTTTTCTTGTTTTAATTACATATGAATAATCTTGATAGTAATAGCTATCTTGAATATAGTTATAATCAGATAAAAAACTACCTTTGTTCAAATAACGATTTTCATTTTCATTCCAATTACCATCTGAAAGCTTCATCAAATCTACACGTGGATAATATAATTCAATATCATCTCCGTATAACAAATTAAATAAAGCTTCAAAGGAAGGAATAGAACCTTTTGCACGATAAACGTCGTTTATTTGTTTGTAAAGTTTGCGTTTGTCTATATTTGGTAAATTACCGGGGATAGACGTTGCTAATTCTCGTTCTAAATACTTTAAAAAACTTTCATTGATTAAATCAGCATCACGATATTTGTCCAAATTATTGATAACTGAAACTGGAGAACTTTCATCAAGCTGCATCCAATTAAAATACTCTTTTAAAAATTCAGTGAATTTAGTATTTTCTTTTAAATGCTCAGGCAAGATAGAATCCAAAGAGTAAAACTTTGGATTCGAAGGATTTATTCTCTTAGTAACATCAGACATACTCTTACCTTTTATTAATTACGCTTAGTAGTTGTATAGCCAATACCAGCATTTGAACTACCTACCGCAATAGTATCAATTGCAGGAGTAACAGTACAAAGGCCAATGTCGATTTCTAACAACTGTTCGCGCTTTGGAGCAATATCATCTGAAGATGGAATAGCTGTAAAATTAATATATGTGTTTGGTACAGCTGAAATTTGCAAACTGGTAATTACTACTAAACCAGTATCAGCATTAACATAACCAATATCAGCGTTTGTAATCACTTTTTGATTGTTTACAATACGATACATCTGTAAAACATGAGTTGCATTCTCATCAACGTGAGCATTTACTTCGCCAGTAGCTAAAACTCTGTCTTCGATGTATTGTGTTACTCCATTATGTGTAAATCCACTAGATTTTATAATAGGTTCATTTGGATTGCTTCTAGTACCAACAATTGGAGCTGAAAATTGCATTTCATAGCGTTTTTTTACATCCAAAGTAGGTTCCAAGCGTTTTTGCATAAAAACACGCACCGAAGAACTTAAAATTCCAGCGTCAGAAGCATCAATTAGTCTAGTCATCTTAGATTGACGATAAACTCCATCAAATTTTTTCAAATCTGTTGAATTATATGTAGAAATTACGTTATTTACAATTGTTTTCAATTGACCTGATGACGAATCAGTTAAATTTGGATTATATTTAAAGTTTACATCGAAAAATAAGTATGTGTATTGAGGATCAACTAATACTGGTGTGATAGATACTACGTTTTTTGTTCTTAAAATATTATCGACAATGAATTTTTTTTCAATATCATTTAATGCAGCTGCTGTTTTAGGCTTAATACAAATATATGCTTTGCCATATTGCGGTGGATCATTCTCTTCACCTCCCCAAACTGTAACAGTTTCAACATCACCATAATTATTAGCAACCATTGACTTATAGTCTTCAGCCGTAACAACTCTATTTTGTGCTAGATAAGATAAAGGAGCATTGAATTTAATAGAAGCAACGTCTTCACGCTCAGCACCGCCTGTTGCTTTATTAATAGTAGCGATATCTACATCAGAATTTCCACCGATAGTATCAGCTAATACAAATGTAGAAGCTCCATTTGCTGAAATACCATTAGTACTTAACCATTCCAATATGACTACGTTTCCGCCTTGAAGCGCTTTACCAGTAACTCCATCACCAAAATATACTTCAAATTTTCCGTCAAGACCTTCTTGTAAAAAGTACGCTGCTGTATCTTCACGAATAGCTGTAAAATCTGTTGCTAGGGTGAATACTTCTTGTCTTGTAGAAGAAGTATTTGGTTTTACTTTAACAACTAGTGTAGTAATATCAGCTTTTTCATCTGGAATTTGGAAATAAAATCCTTCATCAAATGAATCAACTGTATATTCAATATTTGTCAATGTACCTTCATATAATTTTACTTCAGGGAAACGATAAACATTATAATTTGTAGTTGTTAGTGTTTGTCCACCACTAATAGTAGTAATAACTTCATCTTGTGGTGTAATTGTTATACCTTCTAAATTAACAAATGTGTATTGTTGATCATCGATGGTAGTATTAAATACTGTGCCGCGGTCTAATGTTAAAGATACAGGTGCACCAGTAGGAGAATTAACAACTATATTAGTAGTTGCAAATGGTGCTGCAATAGAACGTGGAACATAACTAATCATCTTAGCTAGAGAAACAACGTTATTACGACGTTCTGCTGTATCTAAGAACACTTCGTTAAGTGCCATATTTGCATTCACTGCATTATAGTGAGTGTTATATGCTAAAATATCTAAAAGCACAGACATACCTGACCCATCGAAGTCATAGTCAGTGAATTTACCTTTATCTTGTTGAGCTTTTAGATAAGTTTTGAAGTTTTCTCTAATTTGGAAAAAATCTAACTCAGTAACTCTTAGGTTAGATGCCATTATCGTAATCTCTCTAGTATGATTGTTGCATTGCCAACTAATTCATTAGCAATAATTTGAAATGTTATGTCGACATTATATGCATTATTATCAAAATCATCATTTACAGATACATCAAGCAAATTAACTCTTGGTTCAAAGTTTTTAATAGTACGAGCAATTGCTTGCTTAATATCATGCATTGTGATTGGATCTGCTAATTCAAATAGCAATCCGCGTACTCCAGAACCTATTTCAGGTTGAAACGGACGCTCTTGGAAGTTAGTTAAGATAAGATTCTTAACAGAACGCTTAATAGCTTCGATATCTTTAATTGCATTGATGTCACCAGTGACCGGATTTGCAATAAACGTCAAATCTAAATCAGTATGAACATAACTTTTAGCTGTTATCGAAGCTTTTGGGACTTGTAAGTCGCTGGATTGTTGTGTACGCATGATCCTATTTATTAACCTTTCAGAACGTTATACGCAGTTTCTTGATGTTTTACTGCAACTGCATAACCGTGAATCTTAGAAGGATCTTTGCCGGGAGAACCTGCGTTAGTGATGCTTCTACAATTTCCCCAATCTTGTTTATCTGCCCAAGCATTTACATTAGTGCGCTTAAAATAATAACATGCTGTTTCAATAGCCATAGCTTTATCATTAGCAACTTGATCGGGATTTTTAACTAAACGATCATCGCCAAAAATAGCTTTAGATGCTCTTAGATAATTTTCTTTAAATGTCAATTGAATTAAACCACGACCACGATATTTCCAACCATCACCTGGTTCTGGGTCTAATAACTTGCGACCAACCATATAGATGATATTTGCAATTTTTTCAGCTTGTTTTTCTACTCGTACCGCATCTTCATAAGTGGGAAAACGAATACGGCCTGGATTTAAGTGTTCGAACAAATACTTAGCACCATAATTTAAGTTTTCAGATAACGTTGTCCAATTAGTTTCAGTTCTACAATTACCTAAAAACGCAGCAACACGTTCTGGTGTTGTGATATTATACTTAGGAAGTACTTCAACCATAGCATCATACCATATTGCAGACTCTTTTCCGGCTGCTTTAATTAATTTATCCTTTGTAAAATCAAATGTAAACCCTTTGGCAGGAGGTTCTGCGGGTTTAGTTTCTTTTACTGGATTTTCTTTTGGTGTTGTAGGTGGTTTTGCTTTTTCAACTGGAGGTGAAGTTACTGGAACTTCTACTTTAGTTTCTTTACCAGTTTTTGGGTCTGCGATTTTAATAATTTCAGTTGTAGTAACTACTTCAACGTTTGGTACATCTTTGCAAACATCTGCAACAACTGAATCAATACTTAATGTCGCCAGTTGTTCTTGTGCTTTTCTAACAGCAGCACCAACATCACCAGCTAAAGCCTTTAAATCTGCAAAGATATCTTTTTCTCCAACTCCGCCAACGCCTGCTGGTTTTGGAATTTTGTCAATAATATTATCTAGATTAGGAACTGCACTACCAAAAGCTTTTTTCAACTGCGCAACTTTAGTTGCATATTCTTCAGGAGTTAGATTTGGAAGATTTGCTAATTCTGCTTGAAGATTTGTTGTTGGAAGTTGAGGTACGTTTACCTCAGACAATTTATTTTTAATAGTAGTTGCTAAGCCACCTAAATCACCAATCGAATCTAATCCTCCGGAAATTTTTTCTTTTAAAGAATCTATTCCGGCCTTTGCTTCATCTAACGCAGCGTTTACGCCACAAACTTTATTTGCCATATTAGTTCAACTCTACCTTATCTGCTAAAACTTTAAATGTTGGACCAGCATTAATATTAAATGTACCTGAAACATTAATTGTCATATTAGAATTACAATTCAATATCCAATCTGCTTGAGAACCAAAATCTAAACCATCTTTTGATAAAAACTGTTGTGTAGAATTTGTTGATACTTGTTGTGCTCCATTGGAGAACATACTGTATGTGTCTAAAAATACTAAATCAGCTGCACCAGTTACGGTCAATGTTGATTTACCACCAATACTTTCAGTTTTATCCACATCAATCAATAAAGTTTGGTTTTTACCAACGCGTGTTAAGAAATCTTCAGCAACGTTTAAGTTATAGTTGCCAACAACTTCCATATTATCGTTTTTAGTAACTTTAGTATTTCTATTACCGTGAACTTTTAAGTTATAGTCACCCATAACTTCAACGATATAATTACCTTTAACAAGATGACGACAATCACCTTCAATAGTAGTTGTTCTAGTACCGCGAACTAAAATATTATCTGATGCAATAATGATTTCATAATTATCACCAGAAACTTTTGTTACTTTATCACCATCAGGTAATATTTCATAAAATGTGCCAGCAGGATGATATTCAGTAATACGAGGATTAGCGTTAGTGTCATCTATCTCTCTAACAATTCCTGATTCAGATTCAAATGTATGAACGAATGGATATGCACCTGGTACACCACGTCTTGGTTCTGGTTCATCCCATGTTTGACGCGTCTCATCTGTTGCATCAGCATCAACCGTTTTTAGTGTAGGTTTTGTTGATTGCTCAATGCCTTTAACCATTTCACCATATCTTGAGAAATACGATTGATGTTCCTTCCATTTTCCTCGCGCTGTGTACGATACGTCTGTATCATTTAACCAACGAGGATAATTACCTATGTAATCTTTAAATGCTTTCTTCTCATCACCACTTTGTGTTGGATATCCATGAATAGAACCTAATACGATAGGATCTTGACAGTTTTCACCGTCAGCAAAAAAGCCAACAACCCATGAACCTTCAACTAATCCTGTTGGTGACCAACCTAAACCTGAGATAGATGCAGATGTAGTAGGCATCATTACATGAGCCCATGGTAAATCACCCAATTTAATCTTGTCGATATCGTCTGTATGATGTCCGAAAATACGAACACGAACACGGCCTAATTCTTGTGGATCTGAACGATCTTCGACTACGCCAGTCCACCAATTCATGTAGTTTTTCATTATCTTTGTTTCACTTTCTTACCAAGAGAATCACGAACAGCATCAAAAATAGTTACAAATTTACCAGATGCTAATTTATGGTGTGTATTTAATACAAGATACTTACCAGAAATGTATTCGTTCTCATCTTTAGTATTACCATATACCGAAGGTTTTGCTCTATCTACAGCAAAATCAATAATTTTACCTGGAGTTAAATCCGATCTTCCACGAACTGCTAAGTTCATTTTATTCAATGTCAATTGATAGATGAATGGATCACCCTCAAGTTTTGCATATTCTGCTTCATTATTATAATTATTCGTAGTTTTTTCACCAAAGGCTTTTGTATTCTTATTGATTACATGATGAATAGAATCATATTCAGAAATTTTCTTACCGGCTACTTTAAAATCTGGATTAACGAAAGATTTTTTATCCAAGTGTTCTTTCTTGCTAAAATCTTTTTCATAATTATATTGAACAAACTTATAGGACTTAGTTGCGATATCAATTACCCACATACCAGAACCAAATGTTCCACGCAATGTATTTTTATGTGTATTTGCATAATCTGTTAAATCATATTCAAATGCAACATTATATGAAGCTTCTTGGTTTTCGGCATCACTCTCTGCAGTTGTACCGCCTTTATGAACAAATTTATTATACACTTTCTTTTTAAACATAGATTCATAAGATTCAAATTGAAAACCATCTTTCCATGTTTCATAAAAAGCAAATGGCATTTTTTTAGATGTCATAGCTCTACGAGCTAACCAATCAATTGCTTGAAATGGATTCCAATTTGGAACTACTACACTATAATTTCCTGCAGCTTGTTCTTTAGTCGTAATCTTGCTTTTTAAATAGTCTTTTACGATTTGTTCAATCGATTGATCTATAGTGCCGCTAAATGATTGTGACACTAATAATAAACTATTCATCATTTGTTCAGGTGTAATCAATTTCAACACATACATTGTAGCTTGATTATTACCTTTAATAAAGTTCGACATACCAGCAACATAGAAAGTTCTAGTAATTTTATGCGGACCTTCAGTAATAACTAATTCAATTTTTTCTTGGCCAATAATAGGAGCAACTTCAAATAAGTTTGCAGCATCAACAATTGTCAAATCTACTTTAATATACGGAGATAATAATGATTCATATATGTCGATGCCGCTAATCAAATCTTTAAATTTGAACACTTCACCAGTAGACGAAGTCAAAGTTGCTTCGTCTATCGAATAGTCTAATTTACCTAATGCTGCCATTATTCTGCTGTCGGGTTAATTTGTTGGAAGAATTGTTCTGATACACGCATTATGTATTGTGGTCTAATGACTTTAAGTTCAGCTTTTTCTTCATTTAAATTGAATTCATGTTCTGCATAAGTCACAGGAATTCCGCGTGCTTTATCTGTAATTGTTGAATTAGGTCCTTCGTAATGATGTGTTGCATCATAAAATGGAATTTGACCAGTAATTTGAACAGTATCGTTACTTGTCAATCCTCTAATTAACTCATTAGATCTAAACTCACCAATTAGGTTAGTGATTCTAATGGTATCTGTATTACAATCTTTTTGTGTAATAGTTGCGGTTGCACCAGATACTAAACCTTGAATTGTTTCGTTTTTAGTAAACAATGTAGATATATCACTATCAACAGTTAGCGCATATCCATCATACTTCAATAAAATATGATCTTCTAATTCTTGGCGAGAACGTGGCCAATCATTATGATAGTTAACTAATTTTTCGTTAACCATAAAGAATGTCCAATAATAATCAATAGAACCATAAAGCTTTTGCGAAACATGATCTGGACGTTCACCATCTTTAATTGTATATTTGCTATACAATAACAAATCATCTTTTAACGATTGTTTTGGTCTAACTGTTCTAAAGATATCAGTGACTTCAATAAAATGTCTATCATCATCGATATCATACTGAATTGTAGGAAAACCTTGGAAATACACTGACATCTTAATAACCTTTTTTAATAAGCGCTCTATTGAGTGCTTTAGATTCTTGGAATGTAAGCTGTAAATCAACTTCAGCTGGCATACCATCTTTATGGAATGTTGGACTATTTGTATTGTATGTTACAGTCACTGAAGTTAAATATGAATTCATTACAGCAATCATGTTTTCGTTTTCAACACCTCTATTAAGGTATGTAATCTCAAAAATATCAGGGAACTTAAATGTTGCCATTTCAAGTGTACCTTCTCCACTAGTGTCACCGCCGCCACCGCCAAGTTCTGGATATGCAGCAATACGGAAAAATTGTACGATCTTAATAATCTCACGAGCTTCTGCCTGTGAACGAGGGATCATTTTAAAACTATATGTAAATTGTCTAAGCGCAGGTGTCTTAAACAACATTTGTGTATGAGGGTTAGCAACCACACCAAGATTAATCTGTGCTTGTTGAGATGCACCACCTAAACCCTTTTCTTGAGAAAGAGTAGCTAGTCCTTGAGACACAGCGCTTTGTGCTAGTGGCTTGGCATTCTTTTTAACTTTATCGATGAATTCACCAGTATTTGCTGATGAGCCTGCTGCGTTAACAGCCATACCGCCTAGACCAGTATCAGCATTATCGTATGATAAGTTATCATTAACTGAAACTCCTGCAGGCATGTATAGCGTTACGCTACCTAATGGTTTTTCTGCTAGCTTAGGAACTCTAAAATCAAGTACTCCGCTCTTTTTTACACGAGCCAAAGCAGAAAACTTAATAACGTTCTCATACTTTTGCACATCTCCCAATGGATATCGGTAACTTACCTGAGCTCCAAACGGATTAGTGAATAGGTCGACACCTAATATTTTAGTAATGGTTGACTTTACACTGCCAACTAGATCTGTAAGAATTGCCATAGATACCCTATAAGGTGAAATTTCTCTTTCTAGTATTTATATGGCAACTTACAAAGGTTTTTATAGGGTGAAGAACCCTGCGAAATATGATGGCGATTTTAAGAACGTCGTCTATAGATCTCATTGGGAGATGCAAGTATTTCGATGGTGCGACTCAAATGATCAGGTCCTTAAATGGAGTTCTGAGGAGATAGTCGTGCCTTACTATCTCCCATTGGATAGAAAATGGCATCGATATTTTGTCGATGTCAAGTACACTACTGCTCAAGGTACATTCTTAGTAGAGATTAAACCAAAGTCTCAAACACTACCTCCAAAGAAACCCTCAAGACAAACACAAAAGTACTTAGAAGAAGCTAGGACTTTTGTAAAAAATCAATGCAAATGGAAAGCTGCTACAGACTATGCAAATGACCGTAATTGGCAATTTGTAATTTGGACTGAAGACACAATTAAATCCATGGGCATCCGGTTATTGACATAAATAGAAGTATGGCTACAACAAGTTTATTTGACAAAATGCGCAAAGGCATGACTGCCGAGGCGAATACTAATGCGTCTAGAAAATGGTTTGCTGATAAAGTAAGAGGTCTTAAAGGTAACATCAATTCAATGCAGATGTTAAAAGATCCTCATTTTATTAGAAAGACTACTTTTAGACCTGGATTTATGTATCACTTCATCTATGATGCGCTACATAAAGAAACACTACCTTATTTTGACCGTTTTCCGTTAATCGTTGCCGTAGCACCTGCAGAAGGTGGATTCTATGGAATGAACTTACATTACGTTGCTCCAGTACCACGAGCTCGCTTATTGGATAGTTTATTATTAACGACAAACAATGAGAATTATGATGAGACAACAAAATTTAGAATCAATTACAATATTCTAAATTCTGCTGCTAAGTTTAGGTGGTTTAGACCATGCTTTAAACGATACTTGTTTTCTCAGGTTGAATCGAAGATTATGTTAGTACCTTCTTCAGAATGGGAAATTGCCATCTTTTTACCAACAGAAAAGTTTGTTGGTGCAAATAAGACCAAAGTTTGGAGAGAATCCAAGAAAATGGTTACAGGATACAGAGCATAATGCAAATCGACAAGTTTAAATCAGTAATTGGCAAACGTGGAGGATTAGCTCCGCAAAATCGTTTTGCCGTGTATATGGCATTGCCATTGATTAGTTTTGATCCACAAGATCTAATAGCTAAAGTATTTGATCAAGGTGCAAATACTAGCGGAGGTTTATTTGGTATCAATGATCCACGAGATGTATCAATCTTGTGTGATTCAGTTACCATGCCTGGACGTCAGATTGCAACCAACGACTTGCAAAACAATTTGCTTGCTGTAAAAATGCCATACACGTATATGAATGATGATGTTACATTCTCATTCCATATTACAAACGATCACTTCATGAAAAAATATTTTGAGAAGTGGTTCAATCAGATCGTTGATCGTCGTTCAATGACAATTAAATATAAGGCTCAATATGCAACGGATGTTATCATTCAGCAATTGGACCAGCGCGATGTTCCTGTTTACACATGCACATTACGTAACGCATTCCCTACTACTATTGCTGGTTATGAAGTAAGCAATGCAGGGGAAAATCAAACACAACGTATGCAAATTACCCTAGCATACGATGATTGGTATGAAGAGGGTTTTGTAGAATCTATTCTGTCCAAAGGCAAAGTGCTTCTTGGATCAGTTGGAAAAACATTTGGTTTTTAATTTTTATTGGAGTATATTATGTCTTTACCTATTGTTTTAAACACGCCGAAATATGAAGTTGAATTACCAATTTCAAAGAAAACGGTTACATATCGTCCTTACTTAGTTAAGGAAGAAAAACAATTGATGGTTGCTATGGAATCACAAGATCCAAGCATGATCATTAAAACTGTACAAGATATCATTGATGCTTGTACATTTGGAGAAATTAAGTCCAAGACTTTGCCAACGGCAGAATTAGAATTATTATTCTTAAAACTCCGTTCTAAGTCTATTGGAGAAACATCTACTATAGGTTATGCATGTACATCATGTGAACACACTAATCCTGTAACCATCAATTTAGATACTATTGAGATTGATTTTGGTGACAAACAACTTGAAAATAAGATTATGCTTACAGATCAAGTTGGTGTACGTTTAAAATATCCAACAGCAGACGAATTAACTAAGGTCTTGCAGTCTAAAAACGGCCAGATCGAAAACACATTTGCTTTAATTACTTCATGTATCGATATGATTTTCGATACAGAGAATATATACGAGGCAAAAAACTTAGAACGTAAAGAGATTGACGCTTTCGTTGAATCCTTGAACTCTAAGCAATTTGAGAAGATCAAAGAATTTTTTGAATCAACTCCGAAACTAAGAAAAGAAGTAAACTTCAAGTGCGAGAAGTGTGGTACACACAATGACATCATGGTTGAAGGTTTGCAGAATTTTTTCGGATAGCTCTCTCACACGATAGTCTTGAAAACCACTTCAAGACTAACTTCATTATGATGCAACATCATAAGTACAGTTTAACCGAATTGGAACATATGATACCGTGGGAGAGAGAAATTTATATTGCAATGTTGATCGAGTATATTAAAGAAGAAAACCAAAGGGTCAAAGAACTCAACAACAAATATAAATGAAGGAACTAATATGACCGAAGAAGTCAAGCCAGCTATGAGCGAGAGCGAAAAGAAAAAAGAAGATTGGATGAACAGCAAATGGCGTCCAATGATGGGTTGGATGTACATGGTAGTTTGTACAGCCGACTTCGTTCTATTCCCAATTCTTTGGTCTTTAGTTCAGGTTATCGGTGGTGGAAAAGTAGAAACACAATGGTCGCCTATTACTTTACAAGGCGCAGGACTTTTCCATATGGCAATGGGTGCAATCCTTGGTATCGCTGCTTATGGTCGCACACAAGAAAAATTGGGTGGTGCTAATAATGGTGGTGCAGTAATTCCTGCTCCAGCAGCTGCTTCTCCAACTCCAGCAGTAGTAACACCAACAGTACCAACTCCAACTGTTGCTGCACCTGCTGTGGCTAAACCACCACCAGTTATTGCAGTACCACCAAAGGTAAGTTAATATGGCAAAGAAGAAAAAATCCGGGGCGCATAACCCAACTACTCCAGGCGGAGCAGATAGCGTACGCGGTAATTTAGGTTCGTTAATAGACAAAGTCAAAGAGACCAATGGTCTATTAGAAGCGTCAGCCGACATGACGTTTACCCAAACCTATGCTCTACAAACTGTTAACAATGTTATCTTAGACATCTACGCTGATGTACACAATATTGCCACTTTAATGACTGGCAATAGTTTGAAAGAAAAAGAACGTACATTAGAAGAACAAAAGAACTGGGAAGAAATGCTCAAGGCCATCAAAGATGGTAAGAAGCCTGCAGTATCTCAAGAAAAGAAAGGCGATTTTTCTTGGCTTGGTTTAGCTGCATCTTTGGTTGCTGGTTTAGTTTTAGGTGGTATCGCATTCATTAAGAACTATATCAAAGGTCTACAAGTATTTTGGGCTGCTATGGCTAAAGCACTTAAAGTAGATGGTCTTATTGCTAGTATCTTTTCAAAGATTTCTAAAGGATTTACCTACATAACGGAGTTATTGGGCGGAGGTTTCGCCAAAGCCTGGAATTTCGTTAAAGGTTTATTAGGCGAGATGAAGTGGATACAAAGCATCAAGAACTTTTTTGGTGGTATCGCTGGTTGGGTAGTAAAAACATTTAATCTTGGTGGTCTAATGGATGACTTTGCCAGTTTAGGCAAGAATCTAAAAGGCATCTGGGAAATGATGGGTAAACCATTACAAGGATTAGCAAAGATCTTCGGTGGTGGAGGTGGTGGCTTATTAAGTTACTTCGATGATTTACTAAAGTTCTTTGCCCCACTAACATCTTTCTTCAAAGGTTTAGGTGCAATCCTTGGTAAGTTAGCATTACCACTTCAAGTTATCATTGGCATTTGGGACACAGTAACAGGTGCATTAGAAGGATGGAATAAAACTGAGGGAGATTTCCTAGCCAAATTTATGGGCGGTCTTGCTGGTGGTTTAACAGGTCTATTGAATGGTTTGATTGGTGGATTATTAGATCTACTTAAAGATGGTCTATCATGGATCCTCAGTGCATTAGGATTTGACAAAGCTGCTTCTATCCTTGATAGCTTCTCGTTCTCAGATCTTATCACAAAGATAGTCGGCGGTTTGTTTAGTATGGTCGAGAGTATGGTACGATTTGTGATCGACATATTCCAGAAGGGACCAGGACAAGTCATCGAAGGACTAGGTAACTTCATGTCTAATATGGCTGAGAAAGCCAAAGACGTATTGAAGTCTCTATTAAGAATGGTACTACCAAATCCTGCTGGTAGTTTCATGGAGAAGTTAGCTGCTAAGGCTATCCCAGATTCTGTGTATACATTTGCTGGTATGGATCCTAAGACAGGTAAATCTGCAGAGGCAAGTCCAGAGGCCAAGGCAACTGAAGCTGCTGTACCTCAAATACAAGCTAAACAAGCTATTGTACCAGTCCAATCACAAGAGACTCTACAGCAAGCCCAAGACCGATTGAATAAATCAGTCGAGGAAGGCAATATGAGTAAGGCAGATGCAAACGTAGAGAAGATGAAGTTAGGTCTACGTCCAAGCTTTGGTCGTGCAAACCAAAACGCTAATACAAATATGCAAGCACAAGCAATTCCAATCACAGCAAGTACAACTAAATGGGATCCAGAAGATGCAATGGCTCGTGGCGCACGTTAAGAAGATTAGGAAGTTTTTAAACGACCTACCTAAATCAGACCCGAAGGATTTTCCTTCATACTAAAAAGGGACCTCACGGTCCCTTTTTTATTGCGTCTCTTAATATCCAGTAGGCATAGTTTCCCACGACACCAAAACCCCATGCTAATTGCCACCATGGTAAATCGAATACTTCCATTATAGAATCCTCCCAAGTACTCTAAAGATTAAGAGATCCAGTTCTCGTTCATATTCTTTCCCCAATCTCTTTGCTTCATAGATGATATTGAGTAGGTTCTTATTATCATCGCCGTCCCAATCACAATCAGACGGAAGGGCCCCACGACGTTCTAATTCTTCCTTTAGTTCATCTGTATCGATGTCATATAGATCTACATCCACATCTACGTTTACTGTTACATATCCCACTTCGCGCGCTCCTTAAATATTAGGCAGAGGACCCCCACGAGCCCCAAAGATTATACTGAATTATACTGAATTATACCTAATTATACCACAAAAATAGTCTGTAGTACACTGGTACGTAATACTGTTTCTTATAGTATACAAACTGTAGTATTCTGTATACAATGAGAAACAAACAACCTATAGGCCCGTGCCCAAGGGCCCGTGCGGGGAACAATGTGAAGGTTGTAAGGTATTAATCTCAGTGAAGCAGTATGGGATACAGTATTACCCTAGGGGGATTTTTCTACCTATCAACTAAGATAGCAAAGCTATCAACTGGCGAATATAATAACCAAATCTGTAAATTAACTGCTCATCCCTGGGGATATTCTGCCCCACCCCGGGATTTTTAAAAACAACGTTTGTGACGGACGACAACGGTTTAACCGAGTATGTAACTTATAGATGGTCTCCTATTAATATGGAACCTTAGTATAAGGATCCTTACCAAAGGGTACCTTAGTTTCCTATCTGTACCCTGCCTGTAGTACTATTGTTTCTGCATAATATAGTCTATGACCATTTTTGCATCTGCTAGGTCTGATGTGTCTACTGCGGCATCAATGAAGTCTAGCTGCTGTCCATGTAGATCATTCATCATGGCATCTATGATCTGGCGTTTGCGATTGATTGATCCGACCCTATATGTGTATGTACCATGTATCTGGTTATTGTATGATTTGTCCATTATCTGTTCACTCCTGTCTGTACACACTTCATTGCCAACTGTGGTGATACCATGCCTACTAGGACAATGATTACTCCTAACAGACACATGTACATCCGTGCCTGGATCATGTCCGTTACTGCATTGAATAGCTTCATATCTGTCCCTTCTTTAGTTCAACAAATGTCCGGTACCGAGTACTGAATTTGATCCGGTTCTTCAATGTAATCAGGTCTCTGGTCCCTGACTTGACATACCCATACATCCACTGCTTGTCATCTGATAGGACATAGGCATGATTGGGGGTAGGCTGCTGCCAGTCCTTAGTCGTTTCTTTGAATAGCTTCATTGGCAATCCTTTCTTTTAGCAATTGGTCAAACCTATCCAGGATACGGTACACTACAAGGCGATCATAGTCTGACCATTTGCCAGGAAGAGCGTTATATTGGATAGCCTTTTCGGCAAGTACTCTGCTAATCGCGTCCATATTAGTTAGTCAAGATGTAAGTTGCGAGGTCTTTGTAGTCCACAGGGTTAGCTGCGCGGATCTTACAAACACTGATCAATGTACGAAGAGAGATTTCCTTAGCATCGTCCTTAACTTCGCGGATGAGAGCAAGTGAATCGGACTTGACTTTAGCGTCGTATTCTGGCATGAATTCTTCGCTGTCTGCAATGTGAGCCATACGGTCAATTTTCTGATCGTCTGTCATGGACAAGTCAATCATCATAGAACGACTACGGATGGCTTGGTCAATCTTGTCTTGGTCCATGTTAGAGATGAACACTACACGACCTTTGAACTCGAAGCTACGTGGCAATTCGTCGTCTTTGCCAAAGGATTCTGCATTCCAAGAAATGATACGCTTGCCATAGGAGTCCAAAGCACCTTTGAGCAAGTTCAAGGCAACAGGATCTTTGAGGATTGAGTCACAGTCGTCGAACACGATCGTGGCATTCTGATTCTCGAACAAGGTACGGTACAAACCTTTAGGAGTAGAGTAACCTTTAACAGTAACATACACCTTAGACATTTGGATCGTAGAGCCAGAAGGCAGACGTTGGATCAATTCATTGTAATCTTGGAGACCAGAGGCCTTCAAGGTTTTCATTACAGTGTATGTCTTGCCCAAACCACCTTGACCGGTGATCACTGTAGATGGCTGAATGCCAGTGGCTACCATGCCTACGATCTTCTCCACGAAACCAAATCGCTCGTTAATGCCGAACTTCTCAACAGTGGCTTTTTGCATTGCCTCGAT